CTGTTTACTGGAGCACTCGCTGAAATTACAGTTGATACTGATAAAAAGACGGCGGTAGTACATGATGGTAGTGATATTGGAGGTTTTGAACTCCAACGTGCGAGATGGGAAGTTGTAAATTCAAATGGTAATTTGTCTTGCGGACTCAGATGGTTAGTTGATACCTCTGCTTCCGCATTAACTTTGAACATGCCATATGAATCTGCTGGTGTAGTTCCTCATGTTGGGGATATGTTAGAACTGGTTGATTTTAAAGCGACCTGGGCTATAAATAATGTTACGTTAACAACAAGTGGTGGACAGTTGTTTTTGAATAAATTTGGAAATATTGATTCCGAATTTGTTCTAGATGTCGCTGGATTATATGTTCAGTTTATTTGGGATGGAACTTACTGGAGGATCCTAGCATGAGCCTATATCTCAGTGCAAGCACAGCAGCATCTAGTCAGATTGTTGCTCAATCAAATGATTTTACCGTTCATGCTCTGAGAAGAGACAAGGATGGTATGCTTTATTACACCGTGGCAAGATCCACAGAAGACGCAGTATTTGATTTTCATAGAACTGACGGTGAGGAATATACGGATTTCCTCCAAGGTGTTGAATATGTTGATGCTACTCAAGGGGCACCAAGACAGTATTCAAACGACGTGGATGATAAATATCAACAGTTCAGGTTTGATTTTAGACGCTTGACATATTTTATTGATGATGATGGTTACTTAGTCGCAAGACTAAATAAATCATATGATCACAACTCTCAAGGACCTAAGTAAGGATTTTAAAAAATGGCAGATTTTAGACTCGGCAGACTGAAGTTTAAGTGGCGTGGCGAATGGTCAGCGTCTACTGCGTATGTCATTGACGATATTGTCAAGTTTGGTGCAAACTCATATGTTTGCGTAGTTAACCACACTTCGGCAGCATCAGAAACTTCTTTCTATTCTTCTGACCTTAGCAACTGGGAGATTCACACCGAAGGTCTCAGACATAGAGGAGACTGGCAGGGGGGCACCGATCCCATTCAAGGAACCAATCTAAACACTTGGTACGCAATCAATGATATTGTAAAGTACGGAAATACCCAATATCGTTGTACAACAGGTCACACTTCATCTGCCAATTTTGCTGCTATAAACTTCACCACTTATGCTGAAGGTTTAATCTTTGAAGATACTTGGGCACTTGGAACTGCATATCAAAAGGGTGACATCGTAACATACGGTGGATATTCTTATATCGCTACGCAAGACAATCAATCAGTTCAACCAAATACAAATAACACTGTTTGGGATGTTGTAACTACTGGATATCAAGCACAAGGTTACTTCAACCCAGCAACAACATATGCTCCTGGTAATGTTGTTCAGTTTGGTGGTAATACTTATTCATGTAAGCAGACCACTGGAGCTCAGGGTGGTTCAATTGCTACCGCAACTGGTGACGGCACCAATGCAACATACACATTCTTTGCAGCATATACAGGAACTCCTCCATTTAATGTAGGAGATGAGGTTACAGTTAGTGGAGTAGATGTTGCTGGTTACAATGGCACTTTTAGAGTTGTAACTGCAACTCTAACAAACTTTACTGTTGCAAACGTAACAACTGCTCCTGGAACTGGTGGATCACTTTCGTTTGTTCCAGTTCCAACAAACACCAGATTCTGGGATCTAGTTGTAGAAGGTTTCAACTGGCAAGGTCAGTGGAGTTCTTCAACTAATTACCAACTTGGTGATGTTGTAAACAGAAATGGTAACTCATACATCTGTATTACTTCAAATACACTTGGTGCAGCAACCGCTCCTGAACTTGATTCAAACGGCAACTACTGGAACTACATGTCCCAGGGTGGTGACGCTGCTCAGGTTCTACAAGAGACTGGAGACCTTCTTTATCAGGCAGCAGGTGGTATTAACAGAATTGCACTACCAGCTGGTTCAATCGGTACTGCTGCGGAGCAGAGAGAAGCAAGCGGTAGAGTTCTAACTGTTGGTGGTTCACCACTTCTCCCAAGATGGGAAACAAACAGTGTAACTGCTCCCGTCTACTATGTAACTAAGGAAGGTTCAGACTCAAACAGCGGTGGAAGCATCTCTAGAGGTTTTGCTTCACTCCGCCATGCTTGTGACTTCATTGCAGCAAAGACAGGTGCTGACGCTCCTTCTGTGACCAATCCACACACCATTTACGTTAAGGCAGGTGTCTACGAAGAGACACTACCAATTCAGATTCCTCAGTTCGTTTCCGTAATTGGTGACAACCTCAGAACTTCGGTTATCAAACCAAAGACTGGTCTTGATTCTGACATGCAGGCACTTGTTCTTGGAACAAGCGTATCTCACCTCAAGTTCGGTGATACTATTTCTAACGCTGCTGGAACTAAGACTGCTAAGGTTCTTGACTCAGATTATGCGACTAACGTTCACATCCTAGACATCACTGGTGGTAAGTGGGACACAAACGATCAGTATATTGACATTGTAAGTCACACACATGCTGATGCTAACGATCTTATCTTAGCAAACAGAGAATTCATCGCAGCAGAAGCATATCACCGTCATGCCGCACTTGATGGTGCTGTTCTTGGAACTGAGGCAACTGTTAAGGATCGCCTAGAAGAGTTCATTGATGCTCTCGCATTCAACGTTAAGGCAGGTCAAAACAATAAGGTTTGGGATTATGCTAACACTCGTATTGCTGGTACAGCAATTACAGGAGATGACACTCAAGATACAAACCTCTTAAATTATATTGACAGCATTGCTACTCAGGTAATGCGTAATGAAACTGTTTCAGTTTCTGCAGGTAACACTCTAACACAGACTAAAGATACCAGCATCACTGTTGATTCTTCTTCTCCATACTGTGCTTCTGTTGCATCTGCAATCACAACTCTAGTTGGCATTGTCACCACTGCGATCAGCAACGGTAACATGGCAGCAACAACTCAGGTTGTACCATATATTGCAATCACTGCAGCAACGACTCGTGTCAACAATGAGTCAACAATGTTCTACGTTGGTTCTCACACCACTGTTAAGGACTTGATCTTTGAAGGAATGGATGGATACGCTCCTTCAGCAACTGAGTCTGGTCAAGATCTAGATAACTCTACTATCAAGGGTGTCTACTTCAGACTTGATCCTAACTCACCTATCCAAAAATCACCATACATCCAAAACTGTACCGCAATTGGTGGTGCAGCAGTTGGTATCCTAATTGATGGTGCTGTTCATGCACACTTTGACAACTCATCAACACCATCCTATAAGTCAATGGTGTTTGATGCTTACACCCAGATCCTAGATGGTGGTGTTGGTTTCTATGTAACAAGAGGTGCATCTTCCGAGATCGTTTCCTGCTTCACCTACTACGCTCAAATCTCATACTCCTCAACCAGAGGTGGTAAGATCCGTGCTGTTTCGGGTAACTCCTCATACGGTACATACGGTGTTATCTCTAGAGGATTTGACGCAACAGAAAACACAATTAACGGTAATGTTAAGGGTCTCAGACTAGAACTAGACCCTCAGCAAGCGAAGAACGGAACGTTCCAAATTGGTGAGAGAATTGTCGGTGGTACATCAGGTGCTGTTGGCGAACTGATCAGTGATCAATCTCCATCTAATTACATATACTTCTTCCCAATTACAGGAACATTTGTTCAGGGTGAAGTTGTTACAGGTCAAACTTCAACCGCATATATCACCCTACTAAACAATTCTGATGCGGTAACTGGTCAGAAAGGATTCCTACTTACTGTTGAAGGTCTAGCATCTGCTCCAGACCAAGGTGGTTCAGTTGAAATGGTTGATGATGGAATCAATAACGACTCTGGTTCATTCGTTATCTCTAACTCCAGTTATACTCCACCCGATGGTAGAGGTACACTGACTGTTCAGAGAGCAAGACTCGGTTCTTCTATCGCATCACACACTGGTACTACAACTATTGACTTGTATGCCAATGCTGGTGGTACTGCTCAACTAGCAGCAAACATCCCAACAGGAACTGGAAGTCCTTATACCATCTCGGTTGATGCTATCGCTAACATGAACCCAGGCGGATTCCTGGTAATCAACGACGAGATGATGCAAATCGTTTCGTTCCCTGGTTCTCAGTCGGTAACGATCACCAGAGCAGTTGAAGGAACTTCAGAAGGAAGTCATAGCACTGGCGATACAATCACAATTCTTGATCAGAAGTCCACTGCAGTTGACGAAGTTATTGAAGACTTTGATAACGCTGCAAGTTCAATTCGTGTTGCCGCTGCAAACATCCTATTTGGTGTAGATGACTACATCAAGATTGACAACGAATTCTTCAGATTAGCCGCAGTAACTCCAGATACAACTGGTATTACAGTTCTGCAGTTCGCTGATGAGAAGACCGTTGGTGCTACCGATGGTCAGAACTTCAAGATTCGCTATCGTTACTCACAAGTTAGACTAACTGCTCACGACTTCCTAGACGTTGGTACTGGAAGCAAAGCAAATACTAACTGGCCATTCCTACCACTCTCACCAAATACACCTGCTAACGAGACCATTGAAGACCGCCCAGGTCGTGTTTACTACGTCTCTACTGACCAGGATGGTAACTTCTCGGTTGGTAAGTTCTTCCGAGTTGAACAGGCAACTGGTAAGGCAACTCTGGACGCTTCAGCGTTTGACCTCGCAGGTCTGTCATCCTTGAGACTGGGTTCAATCGGTGCTCAACTTGGTGCATCAATTAACGAATTCACAACTGACGGAACTCTATCACAGAATAGCGACGAGAAGGTCCCAACACAGAGAGCAGTCAAGACTTATGTTGATTCACTATCTGCTGTTGGTGGTGACTTCTCTATCGCTGGAAACCTAACTGTTTCTGGTACAACGACAACCATCGCAACGGTTGATGTTGAAACTAAGGATCGTAACATTATCTTGGGCAAGGTTGCTGCTGGCACCTTTACTGGTGACATCCAATTCGGACAATCCGAGATCACCAACGTAAGTGATACAACTAATATTGCTCCTGGCGTAGCGATTGTTCTCACAGGTGGTGGTGGAACTGTAAGTCTTCCAGTAACTGCAGTTTGTGTTGGCGTAGACGGCACTACTGTTGATATTGACCAAACCTTCCAAGGTTCTGGTTCTGCAACTGGTGCTAACTTCTCTGCTGGTGGTCCTAGAAATGAGACTGCAAACGGTGGTGGTCTAACCATCCTCGGTGGTACTGATGGCGATAAGACACTCGCTTTCAATTCAGGACAAAGCAGATTTGATATCAGTGAGTCACTCAACCTCGCATCTGGTAAGGGTCTCTACATCAACGGAACCGAGATTGCAACAGAGACAACTCTGTTCGGTCTAACTGTTGGTTCTGGACAAGGTGGTCTTGTTACAACAACTGGAACCCAAACTCTTACCAACAAAACCATCTCTAGTGGTACTTTAACTGGTTCACTAAATGCTGGTGGTGGTACTGGTTCTGCTGGACAAGCACTGTTCTCAACTGGATCTGGTGTTCAGTGGCAATCAATTGCGGTTGATGCAACTGCAATCGCCAACGGCACTTCAAATGTTACTGCAGCGAGCGATGCAAACGTAACGGTTCAAACAGGTGGTTCACTCTGTGCAACCTTTGATACCTCCAACAACCTAACCGTTGTTGGAACTGTCACTGCACAGTCCTCTATCGTCCTCAAGGACAACGTAGAGACCATCTCCGATGCTCTTGCTAAGGTAATGAACCTACGTGGTGTTGAGTTTGACTACAAGGCAAATGGACGCCACTCCATCGGTGTTGTTGCAGAGGAGGTAGAAAGCGTATTTGACTGCCTGGTCGTTGAGACTGATGGCATCAAGTCCGTTGCTTACCAAAACCTTGTTGCTGTTCTCATTGAGGCAGTCAAGGATCTCAAGAACGAGATTGATCAACTAAGAGGAGTCTGATAAATGGCGACAGAACTAAACGCAAATGGGATCTCATTTGGAGATCCCATTTATAACCAATCTGGCACGGATACTGCCGCAAACACATACCAAAGATCTGCAACAGCAGTTGTTAAAATTGGATTTGGGTCTGCTAGTACATTAGACCAAACCTTTAGTGGCGGTGATGGAACTGAAGCAATGATTAATGGTACTGAAATAAATATGGGTGTACCTAGTGCAGCAGATAATCTTTATAGAATTTGGTATCAAACAGTTACTGATGATAACGATAGTAACGTCTCAGGTTTTGGAATTAGAATGTATAGGCATACTCCATCCGCTGGATGGCAAGAATTACTTTCACAAGGTAGTCATGCTTCATATGACAATAACATGGGTGATTGGTATAGAACTAATAATTCAATTTTTTGGATTCCTGTTCATCCAAATTATCCATCTGAAGTACATTCATTTAGATTATATGGACATAAACACGACTCTGGTTCTGTGAGAATAAACAGTAGTATTGGTGGAGACCAACGTCGTAATGGATGGAATAACAATACATTTGAAATCTGGGAAATAAACCGAGACTTGGTTCATACAACAGGTCGTTTTTCTACAAACTTTTAACAGACATGGCAACTACACTAGGAGGAGATTCCATCAGTTATCCAGATGGATCTGTACAAACAAGCAAAAAAATTATTGTTAAGACAAGATATACTGCTCATCCGACAGTAAACCTAAGTCTTCCAACATGGGGTGGTGAAACTGATACTAGTCCAGAACTAGAGATGGGAGTTCCAGAAAAGGCAAACAATTGGTATCGTTGTGAATATTACAACGTCAGCGATGATTGGCCTGGTTCTGGTAATGGTGGTATGGGTATGGCAATTTATCGTCATACTCCATCTTCTGGGTGGTTGAGAGCACAAGCTCAAGGTCAACATGCAAACTATGATAACGACTCTGGTGACTATTATGCAACACCCGTTGGTCTTTGGTATATCCCCGTACACCCAACATATCCTAGCGAACCTCATAAGTTTAAACTTGCGGGAACCAAGCACCCTAGTTGCAATATACGTGTAAACTCTGGAATTGGTGCTGATAATCTAATTGGTGGTTGGATCAACAATCAATTCTCAGTATCTGAAATTGATGGAGATTTGGTCGTAAATAACACTCTCACAACATATTAATAAATAAAATTAAAACGTCATGGCAGTAACACTAGGACCAAATGGGGTTGTATTCCCTGGGTCGTCAAATCCACAAACAAATATTGAGGGTATTGTAAAGGTTGGTATTACGACTTCAGGGTCTAGAGATTTCAGTGCTGGATCTGGATTTGGACCACAGTGGCAATACTCTGGTGCTGAGATCAGCATGGGAGTTCCACAAAAATCATCAAATTGGTATCAAGTAAGATATCAAACTATTTGTGATGACCAGGGTGGTGGTGCTCAAGGAACTGGTGCTGCTTTATATCGTTGGACTCCAAGTGCTGGTTGGGGTAGAGTTGCAGACCAAGGTCACCACGCTACCCTGGAAAACGATGTTAGCGATTTTTACTGGATGTGCAACTATTACAATCTATGTCCAGTTCATCCAACTTACCCAACTGAAGAGCATAGATTTAGAATTTATCACGCTAACTGGTCTGGTCCTACTCGTGTAAACGCTGGTATTGGTAGACAGGTTAGGAATGGTGGTTGGGAAAACAACTTCTTTGAAATTTTTGAAATTGATTCTGGATCTGTAGACTCGGGTCTTTTAACCAGATATTGATATAAATAACAAACGTAGGATATTTTAAAACAATGGCAATCAGAGAAAATCACATTGACCTTAGATATGATGTTCTAAAACCACCTTTTCGTGGTCACTGTCTAACTGCTCTGTTGGAAGACAGAAACTTGCAGGGTAGTGTTGACTGGACAGGAAGTCATTCATTTCAAACCCAAGAAGAATATGAGGGGTTAACTTGGCACGATCTTACTCTTTCCGAAGAAGAAAAGGCATTTGATCCTCAAACAGGAACTTATAAAAATAAAAGAACTACTGCGGAGATTGCAGCAAAGTTTCCAAATCTTCCATCATTTGCAGAAATTGAAGCAGAATTTGCAGAGTATCTTTCTGAGTATGACTCATACGCAGGCAAACGAGAGCGTGTATATCCAAGAACGCAAGAGCAACTGGATATGCTTTTCCATGACATTGACTCTGGTTTGCTAGGAGAAACTGCTAAAACTTCTAGTTTCTATACAACTATCAAATCCGTCAAAGATGCACATCAGTGAGTTCTAATTAAATATCCTATTTTAAGACCCCCTAAATATATTAGAGGGTCTTTTATTATGATTGATATTTCTAAAATTTTTATTTTTGACGATGTTTTTCCAGAATACTTAGTAAAATCTTTTGGCAATAAACTACGCGATACCAAGAGGTGGGAGTATGGAATCCAAGGAAGATCGGGTGGACTAAAAGATGGAAGGTTTTTTGCCATTTGGGTTCATAGACCTCATGAAACTATAGAACAATTAATTAATAGAGATCCTTTTCATAAAGACGTAGATGGTATTGCATCATATGTTCATGATGCTTTTTGTCAACATGTACTGCCATCTATAATGCCAGATGCATATCCAACACAACTTTACCGAGTTCATTTTAACGGTCAAGTTCCGATGGATGTTGCTATACCAATTCATTTTGATTGGGAAATGCCAGATTACTGGACTATGATTTACTACGTTGATGGTAAAGATGGAGACACATTGTTCTATAATGAACCAATCAACTCTGATGGAGAAGAAGAATCTTTTGAAGAAGTTTACCGAGTAAAATTTAAACCAGGAAGACTTGTATTATTCCCATCTTATTATTGGCACGCAGCATTGCATCCAACAGATGGACTTAGAGTCAGTTGTGCGATTAGTTACTGCTTAAGTAAATGTAAAGCAAATGATGAGTTGAGGGAATTAAGAGGATTGCCACAATCTAGTCCTGATCCAGATTCATTAATTGACGGACCGTTTTTCCAGTAAAGTCCTGAACTCCGTTACCAGGATCATCTTGATATTGACCTGTTTTAATATCAATATTAAAAGCAACACTAATGCGATCTTCATCGGTGGTGTTTTGCATAGTGTTATGCATTAACCATGCAGGGAATAGAATAATGTCGCCATCATCAGGAATAATTTCAATTGATTGAGATGTTCTGGGATTTTCTGGAAACCAGCAGTTTTGCATCATGATGTTTGGATTTTGAAACTGAATACCTCCCTGATCCGCACTTACTCTCATATAGTAAACACCTGCAATTGTGTATCCTGGATGGCAGTGCCACTCATGCGATTGCTTTTTACTTTGGATATTCATCCAAGAGTTTCTCAAAACGATATCAAATTTACCTTCTGCATCAGGAGTCAATCTTCCACCAAAAATTCTACTCCACTGAGTCATACGGACATAACGATCTACTGCAGTGTGAATTCTTTCTTTTAAATTAATTAAGTTGAACTTACCAATTAAGTCATCAGAAATTAGATAATCGTGTTCGGTATCTCTTGCAGATCTACGTTTTCCAGCTTCTTCATGAATCCATGAAACTTCGTCAAGATCATCTTCATTCAAAATTTTATCTAGGCATCCTTTAACTTCTCTCTGAACGAGATCATAGTTACTCACTAGTGCAGGATCTCTATAAATTAGAGTTGGAAATAGGGGAATTAGTCCTTTCATAGTCAAATAAATAGTGTTATAGTGATGGATAATTATGGAACCACTGGAGAAAAAGATTGCTGAAGTTTTTCCAACTGTAGTTGTTGGATACGCAAACAAAAACTATTTGAAAATGAATTCAAAACTTCTTGAATTGATGGAAGTAGAAGAATTCCATGGAGAGCAGGGAGTTTTACATCCACTACAAACTAAAGACAATCACTTAGAAAGAAGAGAAGAGTATAGATTCTTTTATGATTGGATTGATGAATGTCTTGAGGATTATAGACAAGAGTTTAAGTTGATGACAGAAAAACTTTCTGTGTCTCTTTCTTGGGCAAATAAATCTGAGCAATTGAATGAGCACAGGGCTCATTATCATCCAAATTCTTGGATATCTGGTATTTATTATATCACAGATAACCCAACACCAACTTATTTTGAAACTCCGCTCCCAGGTAAAACTGGAATTGTAGTACAGTCCGAGGGAATGTTGAGTGCAAATATTTGGAGATGTCCAGCATCAACAGGTGAGTTGGTTTTATTCCCAAGTTGGTTGGAGCATTTCACGGAACCATCAACATTTCCTGGGAAAAGAATTACAATCAGTCTTAACGTAATGCCTAAAGGTGTCACGTCACCGTTGGGATTGATTGAGCATACTTACTAATTTGTTATGAAAAAACTATACTATGCTCCTTTTATGGAGGGTCACCCATACGGATGGGAACACCCATTATTTGAAGAGGAACTTTATATCCCAGTACAATCATATCTTACTTACTACAAAGAACACCACGAAAAACACACTTACTGGAAATGCCCTGCGTGGAAACATTATTGGAAAAATGCTTTTGTTATATTTTCCCAATTAGATATGACAATAAAATATGATAAAGATACTGGAATAGTTGATCCCAATACATCCAAGTATATCGGTATTGATGAAGGTAATACGTCTAATTTTATGATGAGACCTGAATATCCTCCTATTTACAACGGAGTATTGGTAGGTCAAATACATCAACATTTTATTTTTTGGTCAAAAGAAAAAACGAAAGATATTTGGGTTGAAATTGTAGCACCTCCAAGTTTTTCTAAAAAAGGAATTGAATTAATAAGTGCTGAATATCCATTCACTCGTTGGCCACGATCTATATTATCCGCATGTAGATTCAATAACGAAACCACAATAATATCTAGAGGAGATCCTATAGGTATTATAAGATTTAGAAGTTACAATGATTCTTTTTCTTTGGAAAGAAAAGAAGCACCAGATAAGTTAAAAATTAAATCAAACAATCTCTCTCGCGTCAAAGATTTTCTTCCAGGAAAATCGTGGGAAATAATTAAAGAGAGTAAATGCCCTATGAAAAAATTTTGGTGATGGACTATAAACTATATCAATCAAACTATATTGTAGAACATCAATCAGAACTGATTGAACAATGTCACCAAGCTAAACAATATTATATGAGATTGCCATGTAGAAATGCCACTGGTGATATGACAGCGGATTATTTTAACTACAATATATTTTCTCTAACTGCTGGTCAATATACTTTCTACGAAATTTACAAAGAACTTGTATCTATTGTAAAATCCGAGTTGGGAGATAGAAAGATGTGGATGCAAGCATGGTTAAATTACCACGATCATGATAACGTTCTTGGATGGCATAATCACGACTGGGATTATCATGGATACATATGTATAGATCCAAAGAATACTGTTACCGAGTTTAGAAATTATAAAATTAAAAACAAGACAGGTCAGATATACTTTGGTCCTGGTCAAAGAGAACACAGAGTAGTTTGTTTAGATGACTTCTCAGACAAAAGATTAACTATAGGATTTGATGTATCATTAGATCTTTTCCCAGGAAATGGTTGTTTAGGAATGCTACCCGTACTTTAATTATGGATAAACTAGTAAGAAATTTTATTGCAAAACAGAATGTAATTGACTCGGATCTTTGCGACAGCATTGTAGAACAGTCTAAAGAGTTTAACTGGCAAAAACATACTTGGTATTCACACCACGATAAAATCGTACATTCACATGAAGAAAAAGAACTTGATGTTTGTCATGGAGGAGATGTTCCTGATTTAGTCCAGGAACAACTTTTTATGCATATCAACGCAGTGTATAAAAATTATGTTCAGATGTTAATTGATGAATTGCAGTTTCCAGATTTTAATATGATTAAATATTGGTCAGCTTGCAGACTCAACCGCTATGGTGAAGGAACCTGTATGCGGGGTCATTATGATCATATCCATTCACTCTTTGATGGACAGAGAAGAGGTATTCCAGTGGTCTCAGTTATCGGTAGTCTTAATGATGACTTTGAAGGAGGAGAGTTAGTTTTCTACGATGACTTTAAGGTTGAATTAGAAAAAGGAGATATCTTGCTTTTCCCTAGTAACTTCATGTATCCACATCGGGTTGAAGAAGTTACTAAAGGAGAAAGATATACATTTGTTTCTTGGGGATCGTGATGAATGTAATTGACAATTTTCTCCCAGATCACATCCATAAACAAATAGAATCTAATTTATTAGGACCACGGTTTCCATGGAATTTTAATACAGGAACTGTCTATGGATCTGATTGTGGATTGGAAGATTTTCAATTTGTCCACGATTTCTATGCTCCTATATCTGGTCCCACCAGTAACTATTATAGTTTGATTGATTCAATTATAGATTTGCTGGGGGTTAGATATTTGGTTCGCGTGAAAGCAAATCTCAATACAAACACACACGCTATTTTTGAAAGAGAATTTCATAGAGATGTTGACTTAGATTGTAAGACTGCCATCTATTATGTCAACACCAATGATGGTTATACTAGATTTGAGGATGGGACTAAAATAGAAAGTGTTGCTAATAGGATTGTTGTATTTGAATCTGGTTTGAAACACTGCGGAACAACTTGCACAAATACAAAATCTCGGGTAGTTATAAATTTAAATTATTTTGATTGACATGGACTCATTAATTTCTTTTGAAAAAGTATTACCAGATGAAATAAATTGCCAGATTGTAGAAGATCTGGCGAAAATGGACGGTTGGAGAATTGCTTTTGATCTTCATCATAGAGAAAGGCACGTTAACATTATTACAGATCCTACAGTTGATGGAGTGTTAGAAGGTGAGCAACCACATTCATCTGATGCTGGGCATATCTTATCAACATTTCATCTAGAGGAAGGAGAAAAAAATTATCCTGGATATGCCAAGATGAATGTCTATGCGGAAATGATATTGAATATATGTTTGGAACGTGCTAAGAAAGCAGGATATTTTTATAGAAGTGCATCTTTAGTTAGAGTTTTTTGGAATTACTATAGTTCTTCATCTTTTGGTAGTATGCATACAGACTGCGGTCCTCCAGAAACTACCAATTTTGATAGACCATGTTGGAGTCTAGTTTACTATCTAAACACATGCGAAGGTTGTGGGACACGTGTCATTGATACAATCAATGGTGGCATGATGGAATTATACCCATCAATTGCGGGTAATGCAATTTTATTTCCATCACATACATTACATGGTGGAACTGGAGCTCCTACTATGGGGCAGAGATTCTGCGTTAACGTAATGTTTGAGGCAGAACTAATCAAAAAAGAAGAGGAATAAATACCTCTAGGAAAACTATAGGTATATCGTATGGCTCAGCCTGCCAGTAGGACCGAGCTAAGGGACTATTGTCTTAGACAGTTAGGGTTCCCAGTTCTGGAGATCAACGTAGACGATGATCAAATTGAAGATGCCATTGATGATGCTCTGCAGTATTATAGAGAGCGTCATTACGATGGTGTTGAGCGTATGTACCTCAAGCATCTGTTCACCGCAGCAGATGAAACAAAGTTTGATACTTCAAATACAATCACAACCATCAACGGAACTGATTGGGAAGAGAGAAACAGATACATTGAGATCCCATCTCACGTCATGGGTATCTCTAGAGTATTTGGACTTGCAAGTAATGCAATCAGAAACAACCTATTTGGTATTGAATACCAGATCTTCCTGAACGATCTCTATGCGGTTGGTTCCCTTGATATGCTTAACTACTTCATGGTTAAGCAGTGGATGGAAACCATTGACATGGTTCTGAACAATGGATCGTTTGTTGAGTTTAGATTCAACCAGCGTCAAGACAGACTTTACTTGGACGTTGGTAAGGATATGCTTGACGAAGATGTCTATGTAATTATTGATTGCTATAGAGCACTTGATCCCGATTCGTTCACTCAGGTCTACAATGATCCATTTGTCAAGAAATATGCAACCGCATTGATCAAGCGTCAGTGGGGACAGAACTTGATTAAGTTCAATGGCATCCAACTTCCTGGCGGTGTCAGTATGAATGGTAGAGAGTTGTTCACTGACGCACAGGCAGAGATTGCTGCATTGATGGAGAAATCAAGCAGCACATATGAACTACCTCCAATGGACATGATCGGATGAAAAAGGTTTACTTCCCACAACATGGCGGAAACAGAACCGAACAGAATCTCGTACAAGATCTTGTGGACGAGCAAATCAGGTTGTTTGGTGCAGATGTATTTTATATACCTAGAGTCAGTCTAAGAGATAAGACTCTAGGGGAAGTTGTTCAGTCAGAATTCAATCAGAGTTACATGATTGAAATGATGCTGGTCAACGTAGAAGGTTTTGGAGCGGGTTCTGAGTTTGTAAGTAAGTTTGGACTCAGAATCACAGATGAGATTACCTTTGTAGTCTCACGTAGAAGATGGGAGCAGTCTGCTAATCCTGCATTGAATCTAGCAGTAGATGGTAGACCTAACGAGGGAGATCTAATTTACTATCCTCTTACAGAAGATATCTACGAGATCAAGTACGTTGAGAGAGAACAACCATTCTTCCAACTGGGCAAACAGTATTTTTATATTCTTACCGCTGAGCTCTACGAGCAAGGAGCAGACAAGTTTGACACAGGCGTTGACGAAATTGACGATATTGAAAGAGAGTTCAGCAACATCACCACGCTTAACCTTGGTCTTACTACCAGACAACAATCTACTGGAACAGTTACAGTTAATGTGGGTGGTGCAGTCACTGGAGCAACAGTAACTCTAGCAGGAACTGGATACAACACTGCACCAGGGGTTACAGTATCTGGTGGTGGAGGGCAAGGTGCCATCGTTGAATCATCAATCCGAGATGGTGGCGTTGTATCGTTGTCTGTTGTGAATGGTGGTTCTGGATATACCACTACACCTACTATTACTATTGATGCTCCACCAGAAGCAATCAACTTCATCAATGACGAGCATGTTGTCATCGGTGGATTTGTTCAACAAAGTGCTGCTAGAAACTGGACATCATCTAATAGTGTAATCAATGTCACTGCACTTGGAAACTTTGACCCAACATTTGCAACCACCACACAGAACAAATATTTCTATTGGAAGTTTGAAGACAAGAGAATCTCATATGTCTACACATACAACGGGACTGATGTAACAACTGTTCCTGGGTTCTTCTACTATGACTCAGCAAACTTACAGTATGTCATCAATGCATATACTGAGACCACTACCAGTGGTCAAAGAGCAACGATGTATGACCTTGACAGTGCAACCATTGCTGAGGTAGCAGATTGGAATGGATCAACATATACCCTAGAGGTCATGAACCGTACAGGTAACTTCATTGATGGTGATCTCATTCGCGGCGTTGAGTCAAATGCGATATATACACTAGGAACAT